GACCGGGTAATCAAGCAGATCAGTGTCTACCGGGACCGCAAGCGCCGTGAGTGGGCTGAGTTCAAGGCCAAGCATTCCTGTACCCATTGTGGCTTTTCTCACCCCGCCGTTATGGATTTCCACCACGTAATACGCACGAACAAGCGTTCGGTAAATAAACTCGCCACAATAAATAACAACGTGACTGAGGCCATCAAGGAAGCTACTGAGAAGTGCATACCCCTATGCTCCAATTGCCATCGGATACTTCATTGGGAAGAACACGCCGCAAGACGACCTAAAACGAAAAAGTTGAGTCGGCCCAAAAGTAAGGTAAGATAAGTTATGGATTATCATCCGCTTCGACCTACGAAGTGGTCAGACAGACTGGCATTTGACGTAGCCCTCACATTGGAAGGGAGCGGTGAGCCGCTGTCTGACGTTTTGCAACGACACAAGATTTCGTCTGCCGAGATTCTCGAGTTCAATGCTGATCCTGTGTTTCTCAAGAAGGTGGACCATTTCCGCACGGAAGTGCGTGAGAAGGGAATAACTTTCAAACTCAAAGCCAGAGCACAGGCTGAAGAACTGCTCACTACTTCCTGGCTTCTCATTCACGATCCCGCTGTTTCGCCTGCTGTCAAGGCCGACCTCATCAAGTCAACCGTCAAGTGGGCGGGGCTTGAGCCTAAGGATTTGCCGCAGGAGCAGGCAGGGGGCGGAGTGAAAATTACTATTAACCTCGGCAACAAGCCGGAGGATGCAAGGGTTATCGACGTGCCCACGGAGGAGTCATTTGACGACGCTACCTACGAATCTGAGCAGACGCTTCCACACCACGTTTGACGGCTACGAAGCCGCTGTGTTCGATAATTCCGTGGAGTACCACAACTTCTCCTTGGCGCTTAAACATGCGGGTGTTTCGTTTCTGACGCGCATAACCAAGGGCAAAAAGAACGGCAAGAAAGTCCGTAATTTTGTAGTTTTGCTAGTCGAGGACGCACCTCGGACATCCACAAATGTCGCTTGAAATTAACTACACGCCACCGGCTACGGTGAAGAAATTCATGGAGTCGGACGCGCGGATGCGCGTGCTCATGGGTCCTGTCGGTTCAGGCAAGAGCGTAGGTTGTTCGTTTGAGATTATCCGCAGAGCCAGCATGCAAGACCCTGACAAGCAGGGCAGACGCCGCACACGGGCGGCCATCGTGCGTGAGACTGCAAGACAGTTGCAGGATACGACGATTAAAACGTTTTTGGATTGGTTCCCGCCGGGGCAGTGTGGCGAGTACATGCGGACGACCAAGACGTACTTCTTCAAAGTCGGGGACGTAGAGTGCGAGATTATGTTTAGGGCACTCGATGACTCTGATGACGTGGCTAACCTGAACTCCCTCGAGTTGTCGTTTGCTTGGTTCAACGAGTGCAGGGATATCCATCCGGATATAGTCGATGCGATGTCAAAGCGCGTTGGGCGTTTTCCGTCAGCCAAAGACGGCGGACCTACATGGCATGGGATGTGGGGAGATACCAACCCGCCAACCATGGACACATGGTGGTACTACCAGATGGAAGGTCTGGACTCGAAGGACGGGGTGTCGCCCAACGAGAACGGGTGGCATGTATTCAAACAACCGTCCGGACGTTGTCCGTACGCGGAGAACATCGAGAACCTGCCCGATGGGTACTACGACACTCAGGGTCGGTCTGACGAGTACGTTCGGGTCTACATTGACGGTGAATATGGCCTCTCATCGGCGGGTATGCCGGTGTATAAATATTTTCGTCCCGACTACCACATGACCAAGAATACGCTTCGTCCAACCGTCAATGGCGTAAGGCCTATCATTATTGGAATGGACTTAGGTCTGACCCCGGCTGCTGTTATCGGGCAACAAGACCCTCGTGGTCGCGCACTGATACTTGACGAATGCGTATCGTTTGATATGGGTGTGCAGCGGTTCGTAAGAACCTTACTTAAGCCGTTGCTCTACGAAAGGTTTCCGGGGATTCCTTTATTAGTGGTGACCGACCCGGCTGGTATTCAGCGTGCGCAGACTGACGAGCGCAGCGCGGTGGATATCATCAAGGCCGAGGGACTTAAGGTTATTCCGGCTAAAACTAACAATATTTCCGCTAGAATCAACGCAGTAGACGAGTTTCTAATGCGCCAAGTGGATGGCGACCCAGGGTTTCTGGTCGATCCTAGATGCACCCAATTGAAGGCTGCTATGATGGGCGGCTACCGCTACAAGCCCAAGGGCAATGGCGAGATCGACAAGAATAAACATTCCCACGTAGCCGAAGCATTGCAGTATCTTATGCTGCACATTGCGAACGTGAGTGACTCCAGCCGGATACCGTACCGTAGAGATGTAAAAAAGGTTGCGGCCTCTGGTTGGACTTGATATTGTTCATACGCTAGTTACCTCTCATTGCACTACATTTCTCCCTAGGTAGTGTCTTAACCCCCGGGGTTCCCTCGGGGGTTCTTTTTCCATTTGACTTCTGTTAGATTTATGATACAACCCGCAAGACGCGGAGGAATATCACATGGCTTCATGCAATAAACCCTACACGGTTACTTCGACGAATCCGAAAATGTCGGGTTCGGCTAAACCCATGAAAAGTTACATGGGTGGCGGGATGNNTACCAGAAAGGTGGGATGGTGACGATGCCTCGCAAAACTGCGAAGCAGGAGATGATGGATCGTATGATGGAAGACCCGCGCAAGTCGGGAGCTTACGGGCGAAACACAGCTCGTGATATTGAAAATGCTCCAAAGTACAGTGCTCGTGAACAGCAACTAATGCGTGAAGAAGAACAGGGTAAAATGAGTAAACAAATGCGCGGAGCATATGAACGCGCAACTGGACGCAAATTATAAATGGCGGGATTAACATTCCTTCGCGTCGTTAATAACGACGAACTAGCGAGACAAGAACAGGCTGCAACGAATGCGGCCCTCGATGCTCGTCAGAATCAACCTGTCATTCTTGGGTTGGTTGGTTATTTGAGGGAGTGCTGGGACGTAGCCCAGATGGCTAAAAAGCCTATTGAGAACGAAATGTTGCGTGCTCTGCGTCAGCGCAACGGCCAGTACGAAAACGACAAACTCGCGGCAATTCGGTCCCAAGGTGGTTCCGAAATTTATATGATGATCACGGAGGTTAAGTGCCGTGCTGCCGAGAGTTGGCTTCGTGATATTTTGTTGGATAATGGTTCCCCTCCTTGGGATTTACATGCTACTCCTATACCTGATCTATCTCCTACGCAAAGTAGGGAAATTCAGGCTGAGTTTGCACAGAAAGTTTTGAAGATGGTTGAGACCGTTGGGCAGGCTCCTACCCAAGAGCAGATGTCCGAAATGCGCGAAATTGTTGCGCAAGACTATCGGTTCCGCATTTTAAGGGAGTCTCAATCCCGCGCCGATAGGATGAAGTTGAAAATCCAAGACCAGTTTGCGCACGGCGGCTGGGAGAAGGCATTCAATGACTTCATCACCGATCTCGTCACTTTCCCCTGTGCGTTCATTAAAGGGCCAATTGTTCGCCGTCAACGCACCTTAGGCTGGAAGACGCTGCCCAACGGTCAGACTGTGGTTGAGCCGGTAGAGAAACTCGGTCCAGAATACGAGCGCGTTGATCCGTTTAGAATGTATCCCGAGCCGGGTATTAGCGACATCAACGAAGGTTACATCTTCCAGCATCACCCGCTTACTCGCATGGATTTGGCCAATCTTATTGGCGTTCCTGGGTACGACGAAGATGCCATCCGCAAAGTCCTTGAGATTGGCAATGGCCAGTCCTGGATCAATGAGGATGTAGAACTCATCAAGGACGAGGAGGAACGTAAGTACTACTCCTACATGCGTCCGACCGAAGTATTCGACACCCTAGAATTCTGGGGCAAAGTCAGCGGTAAGATGCTTGTTGAGTGGGGCATGACCGAGGATGAAATCCCGGATCAGGCGCGCGAATACGACGCAAACGTTTGGGTAGTGGGTAATTACGTTATTAAGGCGGTTTTGAACTACGATCCGCTTGGAGAGAAGCCGTATGCGAAAACCTCCTTCATCAAGTGCCCGGGCGCGTTCTGGGGTAAAGGCATCCCGAAAATCATCGAAGACCTCCAAAGCGTCTGCAACGCAGCGGCCCGTGCCCTCGTCAACAACATGGGAATCTCATCCGGACCCCAAGTTGAACTCAACCTTGAGCGAATCCCACCCAACGAAGACATCACTCAACTCTCTCCTTGGAAGATTTGGCAAGTCACTAATGACCCTCTGGGATCGAGTGCGCCAGCGGTTCGCTTCACTCAGCCCGACTCCAGAGCAAATGAACTCATGGCTGTATATGAGCGGTTTAGCCGCCTTGCTGACGATCATTCTGGTATACCTGCTTATGTTTATGGTGATTTGAACGTGCAAGGGGCTGGACGTACTTCGTCTGGCCTCTCAATGCTGATGGGTGCTGCAGGCAAGGGCATCCGCCAAGTCGTCATGCACATAGACATGGATATCGTCAAACCCATCGTCGAACGTCAGTTCATTTACAACATGCGTTATGACGAGGATGAATCCATCAAGGGAGATGTCGAGGTTGTGGCCAAGGGTGCTATCAACCTTGCGGTGAAAGAAACCGTCAATCTCCGCAGAATTGAATTCCTCAATGCAACCGCCAATCCGATTGATGTCGAGATTATTGGTAGGGATGGCCGCGCAGCGATTCTTCGTGAAGTGGCTAAAGGGTTGCAGATGCCTGTGGATGAGGTTGTCCCCTCTCGGG